ATCCACTACAGATTTACCAGATGATTTAGCCTCAAGCACAGCTTGTTTTGTTAAGAGACCACTCATGGTAGAAGATGAACCTTTATCGTTGATGAGAATACCAGCATAATTAGCAAGGATAGCAATTTCAGCTTCTTTGAATCCTATAGGGTCAGCTGATGCATCTACACCAGGATTTATACCATGAATATTACTGTATTGAATAGAGGCTTGGAAACTGAACTGACCTAAACTAGATGCACTGAGATAATCGGATAATCCTAAATCACGGGTTGGGTCAATTACAATGTAACTTCCAATTGATGTAAACTCATTAGTTGCATGTCCACCATTTTTTACCTTACCTCTGAACTCATTCCAAGTCTGTTGGGAACCGTTGCGTCTCGACATAACATAAAGGTCTCTTTGACTGTAAGATGTTAATAAAC